CGTTTCTCGTGCAATTCTTCTTAAAGCATTCCTGCATAAAAATAAAAGTATCGGTATTATTGCCCCCACGAGAGACAAAGCATTAAACTTAATGAATTACGTCGCTGAGGCAATAGTAAAAAGTCCGAGAATAGCACTTGCCACGGATATTGATATAAAAATTAAAAATATAGAACGCTTAAAAAAGGAAATAAGCAGAACGAAGATAACGTTTAAAAACGGTTCGAGTATCGAATGCAAAACTGCTGATATAACTGGTGGCGGATTTTCTCTTATGGGATTTGGTTATGATATAATTGTATTGGAAGAAAGTGGTGAGATACCTGATGAAGCATACTCTAAAGTTTATCGTATGCTCACAGACCACCCAAAAACGTTAATATTTGAGATAGGCAATCCATGGCACCTAAACCATTTTTATAGGTCTTTTCAAGATACAAGTTATCATAAAATAACTATTGCATGGGGGGATTGTGTACGTGAGGGTAGAATAATACAAGATGCAATAGAAGACCAAAAACGTATATTAACGACGATGGAGTTTAAAGTTTTATTTGAAGCAGAGTTTCCGAGTGAGGCGATTAATGCAATATTCAAACATGCATGGTTAGAAAAAGCACAACAACAATATATCATAACAGACCACGCTAATATTATCTATGGAATAGGCGTGGACGTTGCAAGAGGTGGAAAAGACAAAACAGTTATAACCGTTGTTGGATACGATAAAAAAACCCTTGCTATGTTCTACATGGAAAACAAGATAATGGATACCAACGATACTATGCAGGTAGTAGAAGCAGTGCAAGCAATGCATGATAAATATAAAGATAAAAAAGTGAGAATAGGCGTTGATGTTATCGGCGTTGGAAGTGGTGTATATGATAGATTGCAACAATTAAAATACCCCGTTAAAATGTTTAAGTCAGGACAAAAAGCAACAAATATAAGATTCTTCAATCATAAAGCACATGCAGTTTTCTCTCTCGCAAAATTCTTTGAACAAGGAAGATTTTACAACTACCCATATAAAACACGTTACACAGAACAACTCTTGCAATGGGAGTTCAAAGCACAGGTAGATAGAAAGATACGAGTTCTTGACCCTGACCAAAACCCCGATATGAAAATAAATAAAAGTCCTGACCATGCTGACAGTTTACTTATCGCCTGTGATGCAACGTTGTTAATGCCTTCAGCAGTAGCATCGTTTAAGTGGGGCGATTTATGGAATGATTAGGTTAATGTAATTAGTGGGAAATAAATCCCACCAAACCAATTTCAGTTAATGTTAAAAAAACATTAACCTTTTGAGTTAAAAATTCAAATAGAACTTTTAATCATATAAATATTGTGTGACATATTTATAAGCCTATTGATATAATAGTATGTCATGGTGTAAATATGGTAAATACAAGAATAACAAATTTTTTAGAAGTTATAACAAAAAAGAAGAAATATTTTATGAGGTATGACATCAGTAAAAATAAAGGAACCGAAGTAAAAAAAGAAGACCATTACTTAGTTTTTAAAAAGAAATGTTCTTTCTGTGATGGTACTGGAATTATGAGCCATACCATCAATGTATCGAAAGTAATTGCAGAACAAGTGAGAAAGGCATTAAAAGAATGGAAACCGCAGAATGGGTATGAAAGGTGAAAAAATATGAACTACGAAACTTGTTTAATTGATTGGAAAGGAGAAAATAAGATAAAGAAAGTACGTTGGTATTGTCTAAATAAATTCTACGAGATAGACCATATGAAAATCTCAAAAAAGAAAAAAGAAATAATGCAGAATGTTTATTTAGATGTGATGTATAGTGTGATAGACCCAATCCTAAAAGGAAAAAAAACTAGGATAAGAAAATGGCCATCTTATATAAATGACGATGAGTGTGTTTGAATGAAAACAACAACAGTAAGACTAACTGATGACGAATGGCAAACAATCAAAGACGCATCCAAAAGGTCAGGGCGTTCAATGAGTTGGTACTTTGTAAACGGAGCATTTGCAATGATAAAAGAAGATAGAGAAAATAGAATACTAGAGGAATGATTGATATGGATTTAGGTTATTTATTTAGAGGCGGTGGGGGTTTCTTATGGAAAGTAACAAACATATCAGGTCGTAAGATACTCATAAGAGATTTAGAACATCAATTTTATGGTGCAGATATGTTAGAAAAGAATAAAATACCAATATCAATAAGAGAATATAAGTTTGATATTGATGAGGTGATTGAATGACAAAACCAGAACCATTGACAAAGGGGAAATTAAGAAAATTTGTACCTAGTAGTATGTGTGAAGAAATTAATGAAATGGGAGAATTCCCAGCCCAAGATTTACCAGTAATTGAAATTTATGACAAAGAAGAGGTAAAAGCTGCTGTTTTGTGGTTTGAGATAGAAATTAGAAAAATGATGAAGGGTGAATTTATTAATAGACCTAGTCCTTATAATAGTGCGATGATTGATGTTTTATGCAAGTTGAGAGAAGCTTTCCCAGATGTTTTTGAGGGAGAAGAATGACTGATTATATCCAATGTAATAAATGTAATAATTCTACATATAAAATAGAAGCTTATGAGGATATTCTGACCAAAGGATTTATTTTTTTATGCTATTCTTGTAAAAAAGAATGGGATAAGATAGCAGACAACTCAAAACGAATGGGTACAATGCAAGAAAGAAAAACATATGCAATAGAACTCAAAAAGTTTATCAAAAAGAGGTGTTGAAAATGGAAGATATAATAGAAATAAACGGAATAAAATATAGAAAAGTAGAAGAAAAAAATATAAAATGGTTAAGTGATAATATACCACAATTTGATAGAAAAGTTTTAGATGATATAATTGAAAAAAGTATATTGCCAGATAACCCAAAAAAATAGGATTGATTCAAAATGAAACATAAACACAAATTTTATCCTACAGATGCAACTACATGGCAGTGTGATTGTGGGGAACATGGAGAATTTATAAAACCAGATAAATTAGATTTTAGAGAATATGTGAGTCAGTATTATTGTCCAAATCAACAGCCTAAAAGAAAGTTTATCTGTGAGTGTGGAAAAACAAAATGGGTGAAAGAGAAATGACATTATTAAAAGATATAAGAAAAAAGCTAATTGATACTCCTATAAAAATTGGGCATTTTACTTTAAGTCTTGGAGCAATGAAAGTTATCTTTGAAAGATGCATAACATATTTTTACAGAAGTATAAACGTATTCAATGCAGTGATGTTAATTGCAATATCCCAACAACTGGGAGCAGATTTAAACCAATATGCCGTCTATGCATTGATAGGCGGAATAGGTCTTTTGATATTTGCATTGATAGACGTGTTTATCATTCTGCCTCAAGAAGCATCATTTGGTTTTGAAATAAACCCACGCATGATGGAAATGCAACACGATATTAAGGAAGTATTAAAAAGGTTGAAGTTCCAGTAATATTTAGATATATATTGTGTTTTTTTCATCTAACCACAAAAAAAGAGTTTAGGGGGGGTTTCCTCAAAACCCCCCACACCCTTAAAAACTCTGCAATAAAAACTTTTGGGTTGCAATAGAATAGATGCGTGGACATTCGCCTTACCAAAGGCTACAAGCTGCAAAGAAACTAATCATTCAGCCTACCGAGATTAGACCTAATGCGATTATTCAAGAATGGCTGAAAGAAATTGAGATGTTTCAACGGAATGATTGGCTGTGGTTTGCCAGACATTCGGATATAATGCGTATCATTCATTTGACTTTACAAACGCATATTTTTAGAAATGGCTTGGAAGTTGAAGAAAAGTTCGCACGTAAATGTTTAAAATGCGGAACAGAAAGCACAAACGATGTGCAAGAATGTGAAGAATGTAAATTCAGATTATTAAGAAAACCCGATATAAAAGAAAAGAAAGTACTCGAAGAATTGCTAAAATCATGCAATACCAACAGACAAACATTATTGGATTTTCTAAGACAGATTGAAAGAGATTTTGAAACCTTCGATGATGCATTTGTTTTATTTCATTATGATTATGGGTTTGATGCATTAGGGGAAATGGTTAAAAAAGATTTAAAAGAAATATTACAGCTTGACCCAGTATGGATTAAGTTTGTTCAGGACAGAGCGTTTAACTTCGGTTATAATAGTTCAGGAGAAAGAATATATGTATGCCTTCAACATCGAACGTTTGAACAGAAATCTGACCGATGTAATATATGTAATTTAAAAACATACCCCGCATGGTTTAATTACACAGGGTATGGGCAAAAGTCATATTATTATGCAGACTTTGAAGTTCACCACGCATCCAAATATATGCCATCTCTTGCACGTGGAGACCCACCGATAAGAGCATTGGTATTGAAACTAAAAAGTTTGCTCGGTCAGGATATGTTCATATGGCAAACATACTCCCTCCAAAGACCACCGAGAGGAATATTTGTTTTTGCAACTCCTAATCCTGACGGAATGGCTGAAGCTATTTCCGCAGCAAGAGAAGAACACAGAAAAATGCCATTAGAACCCCTGATGCTTACAATACAAAATGAAGGAGTAAAACAAGCAGCAGAATACATAAACTTCATGCCAAGCAATGAAGAGATGCAATTTGTAGAAATGCGAAATGAGTTCAGGAGAATCTGTCTAGCTTCATATGGGGTAACCCCTGTTTTCAGCGGAGACGTCCAAAGTGCTGGGGGGTTATCGAATGAAAGTCTTATGCCCGACGTTCCAGTTGTGATAAAACAAAAAGGATGGCTGGACATAGTACCCATAGCCTCGTTACACACTACAGGCGACCATAAACTTTGCAATAGAGGATTAGAAGATAAGGAAGTACTTACAAGAAGCGGTTGGAGTCTGATTAAAAACGTCTTTAGGCACAAAGTTAAAGAAAGAGATATTTATGAGGTTAATACTACAACAGGATTTACATCAATTACAGGTGACCATTCTATTTTTAGAGAAGATAAATCTGAATTATATGGAAAAGACGTAAAAGAAAAAGATAAGATTGAACTAAGAGAACCAGAACCAGACGTACAATTAGAAACAATTACTCCATCATTTGCTTATATGCTGGGTGCTTTTGCCGCAGATGGAACTAGCACAGACAAACACGCAGGTGTAAGAGTATGTATAGACGACGCAAATAAAGAAACATTACAAAAAGCAAAAGAAGGGGCAGAAGCCTTTTTTGCAGATAAATTTCATTTAAGAGAAACCGCAAAAATGAATGAACAATTATATAGATTAGATATGAGCAAACAAAAAGTTTATGATTGGATAAACGAATACTGCTATTCTTCATATAGAGAAAATAACTTCGGGAAGGATGGAATAGAAACAATACGATTGAAGAAAGTTCCTCCACAAATATTAAATGGAACTAAAGAAGTAAAAGAAGCATATTTGAAAGGTTATATGACAGGGGATGGACATATTGACGAACGAGGGAGAGAAACATTTAGCTCAATTTCAAAACCTTTAGCAGCAGGTCTTCAGTATCTATTTAACGTATTAGGGCATAAAACAAAAGTAGAATGGAAAGAGAATAACGGAAATATGATATTAAGAATCAGGATAGTAAAAACAGATTTTAAAACTAAAGAAAATGAAGTAACTAAAATCCTAAAAACAACCTATTCAGGAAGTGTATATGATATAGAAACGGAAGACCATACTTTTGTTGGTGGTTTGGGTTATATTGTTCATCACAATTCAAGACAACTTCAAATATTAGATGATACGGTTGAATTTGGTCAGAATACATTAAACAATAAAATTCTCAATATTATAAGTGAATGTGCAGATGTGAGCGATTACAGGATAATTGTAGCTCCTGCAATAGAAAAAGATAAATTAGAAGAAGTAACTTTAAAGAAAGCCAATGCAGAGTACGCACTAATCATGAGAGGGTTAGGTTACAAAGCAGTTCTGAAGGCTGATGGGACAGAGTTCGATTTCGAGGAGAACCCATTATTATCACTCTCTCAAGCAAATACACCATTCGGTCAGTCCAATCAGCAGTCTTCAGGTTTTGGAAGTGCAGATGAACAAGCAACCTCAGGCCAAAGTGAACAAAAAATACCATTAGGAAAAGCTCCACCTCCAAAAGGTGCAAAGGTTATGACAGGGCCAAAAGGTGGAAAATATTATACTCCAAAACCAGCAGATGAAGAAGCATCTGACAAACAAAACAAGTTAGATTTAACAAAAGAGATAAAAAAAAAGCAAAATTCCTTTGAAACAGATATAAAAAAGTTATTTGAAAAAGCAAAGCAAGAACTTAAAATCACAGGAACACCGACAAGACAACAAGCACGAGAAATAGCAAAGCATATCAGAAAGTATATGGATGTTCACCATTTGCCATTGATTGAAAAAGAGCTAAAATCAATCATATTAAAGGAGATAGATACATTAGAGAAAGAGTTTAATAAAAACATTCTCGTTGGAAAAACCGATAACCTCATCACCACAGCAATCAATGACAAGAGAATGAACGAAGCAATAGAAAACTTCAATGATGATTTATATGAGAGATTAAGTGATACAATTTCAAACAAGGATATAACTCTTGATAATCTTGTAAAAGAACTAAACACGTCAATGACCGAACGAGAAAGCAAACTTATAAATATTGCAAGAACAGAGAGTGGAAAAGTAGCAAATCAAGTGAGAATAGCTGCATATGAAGAAGTGAAAAAGCCAGATGATAAATATACTTGGGACGTCATTTCAGACCATAGAACCACCGATACCTGCAAACGAATATCAAACAGAACGAAAGACGGTGTAACTTTGGAAGAATTGATAAAAACAATCCAAGAAGAAAGCATAAAAGAGTTTCCTGATTGGTTAGTTGATAACAACCAACCATTAGCTCATTATATGTGTAGGAGTCTAGTTAAGTTATTAAGAAAGTAAAATTATGATAAGGTGGTACTATGAAAACTTTAACCGAATACAATAGATGGATGGGAGACAAGTTTAGTGAACAAACAACAGAAGAAATTTTCGGAGAAGAAGAATCAAAAAAGCATTTTACTAAGAAACTTTTTGTTACTTGTGATGTATGTAAAATAGAATTACGATGTAACGAGAAGGATTTTCCTTCATTATCAATAAATCATGTTGTTTCTGTTATGTGTTATTGCTCGCAATGCAAAAAAATAGCATATCTGTTGATATGAATGTCCGCTAAAATATTAAACCCAAGAGTTCTTGAAGAATGGGCTTCTGGATGGTTAAACCAAATCACTTTAGATATTTTTCAGCAATCACAAGAAAACTTAGATGAACTTAAAGTAAATTACACAGGACAATTAAAGAAATCAGGAACTTCTTGGGAAAACGCATCTAATTTACATAAAGAAATAAGATACAATGTAATTTATGCTCAAGATGTAGAATTTGGTTATGATGCAGGAAGAGATATTGATGTAGAACCATTAAAAAAATGGGTAAGAATAAAATTAAACAGGGATGAAGAGTTTGCTTATTATGTTAAGCATAAATTAGAAACAGAAGGCTTCGAGGGATATTTTTTTTTAAAATCAGCAATGACAGTAACAAAGTTTAGGTATGAAGAATAATTTTCAAAAACTCTGCAATAAAAACTTTTGGGTTACACTATATACATGCAGTTCATTCAAGATGGCAATTCACGACTTTTTATTTCTCCTATTTCAATCGAAGAGCGAGATTTAGATGGAGAAAAAATGGATTTAGATTCCCTCGAAAAACTTGTTCCAACGTTAATAAACAAAAAGAGAGGGAATATAACATATAAACATTCAGACCAAGTAATTGGTAAACTTAAAGGTGCATATCGAGAAGGAAATATCCTAATGGGAATAGGAGAAATAGACAGAGTATATGATAGTGATGACGAAGTTTGGAAAGAAATATCCAATCTTGGTTTTTCAGTTAGAGGGAAAGGCGACATTGACGACAAAGGACAAATATTTATGAAAGAACTCTCCAGCATAACGCTCACAGATAATCCTGCAATAGGCAAGAAAGTAAAAGCAGTTTCTATTGCAAAGGAAAAAGGAACAAATATCATAACCACAAATCCGATATTAGTTAAAAAAGAAACGTATAATCCAGAACAAATATCCGCAGGAATAAAAGTTGAATTTGAACACACAGATGACCCTTATGCTGCATTGAAGATAGCAATAGACCATCTGAATGAAGACGCTAATTATTACACAAAGTTAAAAGAAATGGAAAAAGAAAGTGTTACTACTGGCAATGCAACAAATCAGTCAGTAGCTTCTCCTAAAGATGATGACGATATAGATGTTGAGAAATTGTGTAAAAAAGAAAAAGAGGTAGATACAATGAAAATAAAAAAGATTGAACCAACAGAGGTTAAAAAGCAGGAAGGTGAAGTAGCCCCTCCTCAAGAAGAAATGCCACCTCAAGAAGAAAATCAAGAACAAAACATGCTTGTAGCAATTAATCAGAAATTAGATAAATTGCTTGAGGCTCTTGGCGGTAGTATTATGAAAGAGGAAAAGGAAGAACCAAAGGAAGATGAAAAAGAAGAAGTGGTAAAAGAAGTTACCAAACGTGTTCTTGCTGAAATTAAAAAAGGTGAATCCGAAGTTCCTGAAGAACCAAAGAAGGAAGATGAAAAACCAGAGATAGTAACGGAAGTAAAGAAATCTGCAAGGCCTGAAACAATAGGAACAGAAAAGCCTGAGCCAGATTATCTGAAAAACGTGCAAAACGCATACAAATAAAGGTGATAAGACATGAGCGAACGAGATTTTAAAACAATGGGAGATATGATTAAATATTATTACGACCCATCAGCAGAGGGATATATTGCAGGTAGGAATCTATCTGGATATGATATTATAAAGGATGCAAATGTAAACTCAACCGTAACTGGTGCTTACAATCCTGTGTATGGTGCGCAAGTGTTCCAGCAATTCAACAATGTTGCAAACACATTGGGGGTATTACCAAAATTCCCTATGCCAAGAACGGGTGTGAGAGTTGTAACTGCAAAAACAGCAACAACTGGAACTGGTGGTGTTTCAGAAGACGGAACAATTCCTGATACTGTAAAACCAACATTCAGTACATTTTCAAGAAAACCAAAGGAAATAGCACACACATTCAGCGTATCAAACAGACAACAGTTGATAAGCAGAATGGAAGATGATGCTCCAATCGACATGGGATATATGAGAGAATATATCGGAGTAGAACATCCAAAACAAATTAACTACATGCTTTTGAAAGATGTAACAACATTAATTTCAGCAGCTCCAGCAAACAGAATGGAATCTATTGACAGATTAGTTTCTTCATACGAGGAAGTTACTGATTGTGGAGATGTAGATGCAAATGATTCTGACCCATACGCAGGTGCAATCGACAGAGATGCAGCAGCAAGTTGGGCAGATGCAAATGTTGGTGAAAATAACAACACTAACAGAGCATTGACTTTGAATTTGATAAGAACGGAGATTAGGAACATTAGAACTTATGGTGGAAATCCAACTACGATTCTGACTGGACCTACAACTTCACAAAAGATTGACAACTTGATTGATGCAACAGCAAAATATATGATGAGTCCTGGTGGAACTACAAAAGCACACTTAACAGCCAACGGTTTGCAAACAGCAAACGGTATGGAAGGTGGGTTTGAAGTAGCAACATTATTTGGTCTTCCAATAATTGAAGATGCAGATGTTTTAGTTGATGGAGCAGCAAGAATTTATATTCTTGATACAAGTTCTAGTATGGGTATGCCAAAACTAGGTTTAGCAATGGCACAACCAACATCATACTATGAATATGGTTTGAGTAGAAATGACCCATCAGGTATAAACAGACTTGGAACTGAAGGTTTGTATTATACAGCAGGTGAATTACACTGTTCAATCTTTAGACACCAAGCAAAACTAAGAGATATAGAGGCATAACCTCTTTCTCTTTTATTTAAAGGTGAAAAACAAATGGTAAAATGGGTAAAATATTTAGGTGGAGGCGGAGAGTACAGTTACGACGATATGGAAACTGGTGGAGTGTATAAATTCAATAAACAAGGCAAATATGAATGCCAGCAAAAAGGAACTGCAATGCCTGATGCACTGGCAGACAATCTAGTCAAAACAAGACCATCAGAATTTGAATTTGTTGCATTGTCAGAGTGGCATTTGGGAAGAAAAGCAGAAAAAGAAAACGCAATGCTTGAAGCTGAACTTCAAAAAATGCCAAGTGATATTAGAGAAATGGTAAAAGCATCCATTGCTGCTAATAAAGCTCAACCAACACCAGAACCCGTGATTGTACCAACAATAGAACCTGTCGAAGTAGTAGCTGAGGCAGAAGATGAATCTCCAAGAAGGAGAGGGAGACCAAAAAAAGGTGATAATATATGACAACTTATTCAACAGCATCAGATTTTAATACAAAAGGAAGTCCTATCAATGCTGGTGCAGACAGCATTAATAAGATAGTAGAATTTTCATGGACACGTTCCAGTGCAAATAGTTCTGTATCAATTTCAGCAACAACTACTGGTTTGGGTACTGTGATAACTGCATATGTAGAATATGGTGGAACTACAACATCTACTGCATATGGTACAGTTCAAAAGAACTATGATGGTGGGGTAGCATCTGCTGGTGCAGTACATATAGTAACTGGACATGACCAAGGATATGTAACTTTATTCGGTACTGTGTGAGGTGTAATACATGACTGAATATAACGTATTACCTGAACATAGTTTTGAAACAATGGGTAGTGTATATTGGATAACCAAAGCATGGTCGGCAGCAGCAGCAACGGAAGATGTTGTAATAACAACTCCGTTTAAGCATGTCCTCTTTGCAGTAGTCCAAGATACAACTGCTACTGTAGTAGGGCGTACAGGTAGCACAGCATCAGTTATAACAAATACATTGTATCCTACAACTTCAGGAACTTTGTACATTAAGACTGACACAACTCCATTGACTAGCGGTACTATCTTTGCGATTGGTACATTCTAGATTTTCTTTCTTTATTTTTCCCATTATTTTGGGTTAAGTAGGTCGTCTGTACCTAACAGAAGACCGATACAATAACAAAAAAAGAGGTAATAAATATGGCAAATTTCGGAACAAGAATACCAGAAGACCGTTCTTCAAGAGAGAAATACAAATTCCAAATGCTAGGTAGTTCTACTGTTTTAGCAGTAAGTCCAGTAAGTGCAGATGAAACTTACGACGGAGAACAGCTAAGACCATCTAATATAGGTACAAAAGTAACGTGTACCACTGCTGACAAAGTTTATGGAATTGATGTTAATTCTGGAACAGCAGGAGCAATAAGAGATGGAACAAATAAGATAGGATATTCTGAATTGGTTGTTTTCAAAAATAATTATGCTGACCCAACAGGTACAGGTTCAGCAACATTAGTAAGAGTTTATCGTGATAGTATTGCAGATGGAAGTACACCAGACGCTGGTAATTTGGTAGATGAATTTATGCTTTTCCAACAGAGCAGAGTTAGAATACCAACAGCAAATAATTGGAGTACAGCATCTATTATGATTGCTTCAGCAGATGCAGCAGTTACATTTAATTTAGATGTAAAACTATTATATTACACACCAAGTACGGGTTGATAAAACATGAGAAAGTTTGTCTGTCTGTTGTTAATTCTCATGGCCTTTACGGCAGCAGCAGACCTTGAAATTATTAATAAGATACCAGTTGCAGACTATAACTTTACAAAGTCTGACAATTACGTTTCATTCAATAAAAATAATTTAGGAATGGACATAGGTCTTGTAGATTCAAAAGGCAAGGCGATAAGTGATTATCAGTTACTTTATGTGAATAGTAGTAATAGTCTTGTAAGTACAAAGAATTTAGAATTTGGTAACGGAGTAACATTTGCTTATGTTGTTCCAAATACCACAGATATATCATATGTTAAATTTGAAATAACCGCAGACAAACAGCTTGAGATTGTAGATACTTTCAAAGTTAGATATGTTGAAGATATTTCATATGGTGTTTTCGACGATAAAAGATATAAAATAACTCATTATGTATTGACAGATTTTTCAGATATGAGACCTAAGAATCCAAATGCAAGTTTTAAAATATCTAGGTATGATGATAAAAATGTTGATTTTGAAGTTTGGAACGCAACAGATTTAGACCCAACAATTACTGATGTTTTTACCTCAGAACTAGACGGTACTTATTTAAATACAACATGGGATTCTACTAACAATTATGTGAGGTTGAAAAGAGATGCAGTAGCAATAATAAAAGCAGATTATAATATCACAGAAAATCATTTTACTGACCTTTCTGGCTATCAACAGACTGCATTATTAGACGTTTATCATACTGCAATAATAAAAGATGGTCATGAGGCATGGGTAACGGCAAAACATGGAAATGGTTTGAGATTTGATGGGGCAAATGATTATGTGAATGCTTCTCAGTACAACATTACAGAAAGCGGTAATTTCACAGTGATGGCATGGACAAAACCAGCGAGCTTAAAATCTGCATATCAATTTATAGTTACTGCTGGAACACAGGTAGCAAAACAATCATTGTATATTGCAGTCGGTTCGAATAATAAATTCGCATGCGGTTTCTGGGGGGCTAATTCAGATACAGGGTTTACTCCGACAGTTGGACAATGGTATCATGTTACAGCTACTTTCAACGGTTCACGTTTATTGTGCTACATAAATGGTACTAATTATGTAGATACTAATGTTACAAGTATAGCAATTACAGGAAATGATGTACGAATTGGAACAAGTTTTGATGGTTTATTCGATTTCAATGGCACTATTGATGAGGTTATTTTGTATAACTGCACAGTAAACCAAACAGAAATAATAAAAGCAAATTCAACTCTTGGTTATGTTCCAAAATGTCCTGAAGATACCCCACAATTAGCAGGCTGGTTTCCACTGAATGAAACAGATGGTTATTTTACTTCAGAAAAAAACATGTCAAGAAATGGTCTGTTAAATGGGTATATAAGACCAGCTTGGAATGTAACTGGTGGAAAGTATTTAGGAGCTTATGAATTCGATGGGAATGATGATTATTATACTTTATCAGATACTACATTAGATTTTGGTACAAATAAAGATTTTGCAGTTAGTTTTTGGATACAATTTAATAAGGCAACTGCGAATGAAAGAGTATTAGGTAATTTTATAAGCTCACCTAGAGGAGGTTGGTTTATTGATTTTAGTAGTGGTAAACCGCGATTTTTCACTAGACAGGGTGCTGCAGATGATTACATTATCACTGCAAATAATGCTATTAAAACACAAGATTGGAATCATATAGTATTTTCTGTTGATAGAGATAAAAATATAACAATCTATGTGAATGGTAGTTCTGTTGCATCTAGTTTAGCTGGCAATTTAAGTGGTTTAGGAAATGATATAAGTTCAGCAGGTGCACTTTTTTTAGGTAAACGATATGATGAATCTGGAGCATTTTTTAATGGTACTTTAGATGATATTGTTATTTTTAATCGCACAATGACAGCTGAAGAAGTTTTGCAGATATATAACGGAAGCAAAGCAAGGTTTGATTATATACCTTCATATTTTGAGGTTGGTAACTTTACAAGAACACAAGGAATTAATTTTGCTGGTTACAATGCAACTTATGTAAATATTACTCTTGATGGTTGTTTTGATAATGACACACAAATAAATAGGGATAATACAACAATTCCAGATTTATTGTATTGGTGGACATTAGATAATACTACTGAGGATTTAAACAGCCAAAAAGATGGAACAGCATACAATAATCCAATTTATACCTCTGAAGGTTTTAATGGAAGTTATAGATTTGGCGGAACAAATAGTGCAAATTGGATTAGTTTGGGAAATCTGTTTGTTGTAAGTGAAACAGCAAATACTATGTGTATATGGACTAAATTTGAAAATAATCCTAGTGATGGCGGAGTAACAGCTAGAAAAGTTTTTGGTTCTGTTGGTGGTAGTGTTATTGGTTTTATATTTACAGAAAGTACCAATATCTTTGGTATTAATTTCAGAAATGAATCATTTGCACCTGCAACAGCTTCAATTAGTTTTGATGATGAAGACCCAGATAACCAAGTTTGGATTCATTGGTGTGGAAGTATTGATACTACCACTGATGGAATAGCAAGATTGTATAAAAACGGAGAATTAGTTGCAGAAAATACAATAGGTCCAATTTCTGATGTACTTGACCAAACAATTGCATTTGGTATTGGTGGAGATGGACAAAGTAGATTTTATAGAGGAAAAGTAGATGAAGTAATGTATTTTAATCGTTCCTTAACAAATGCAGAAATATTGCAAATTTATAGGGATACTGGTTCAAAAATAGGTATTCAAACACGTTCTTCTATGGATAATGCAACATATTCAGATTGGTATGATGCCTCACCTCCTAATTTACAAACAGGTGCAGCAACAGTAAATAGTTCAATGCCAAATGGAATGTACATGGATTACAGATTATTATTTAATTCATCAAATGACACCGAATTTACTGCATTTGTACAGAATGTGAGTAAAGATTTCAATAATATTTCAATCACATTCAGCAAACAAGAACCAACTGACATAACAGAATTTAATGCAATGAATCAACAAGTCAATATTTCTTATAATATCAGTGCTGGTGTAAATACATCAACAACTGTTTTATACTACAAAACAAATACTTCTGCTTCTGATGTTTTCTATCACCTAAACGGAACAACTACTTCAGGATGGGAGATTAAAAACGGTTTAAACGGAACATTGGAAAACTGGACATGGACATTTGAAAATAATGAGATATATCCAGCAACTTACAACTACAATCAAACAGAAATGAAAAACAGTATCCATTATTCTTACAACCTTAACAGTACAAACGATTATGTAAAAGTGATGTTTTATAATATTTCAAATACTAAAAATATTACCTTGTTAAAAATATCAACTAATGCCACAAATACAACAGCAAATGTTTTAGGAATTTATTATTACAATTCTTCAAATGTAAGTGCTAAGATAGGTTCTATATTGGCAACTGATTCATACAACTATACAAACAACCAGTCAAATTACCATGTAATACCATTAGGGATTAATTTAACTGACAACACGCTTAACGGTGTGTATGTTACAGAGTTATCCTACATTGGGATAAAAGGTACGAATGACAAGAACTGGAGTGTTTATTATATTCCTAACGTTTCAAGAGCCAACACAGTAGTTTATTCAACCAACGCTGGAAGTACATATACAAACTTTGCTGGTACAGTTGATATGCACATAAATCAATACAATGGCAATGAAACACTATTTTACTATGTTTCTGCAAACAGTTCAGATAATACCTATATGCAGTTTTCAACAACAAGGAATGATAGTTTAAATGTAACAAACTTTCCTCCAACTGCTCCGTTTGTTTTTCATCCAAATACATCAACATATAGTTCAAATTCAACAGTAATAAACTGGACAGCTTCAATTTCTCCAATAGGTAATGGAATAGTTATCTATAATGTTAGTTTATTCTATCCAAACGGTACTTTTAAGCAGGTAATAACCGCAAACAACAATATAACAACTGAATATATCTGGGATACTGGAAACGCAACTAATGGGGAGTATATTATAGGTGTTGGCGTATGTGATAGTGCTAATTTATGTAATATAGGTTTTAGTGATATTTTTACAGTTGGTTTTGCAGGTTCTAGATTAACATTAATAGCAATGACTACACTTGCATTTGGAGTTGGAGCATACACATATTACAGATATATCAAAGCTCGGAGGAGGGGGAGACGATGAGCGAACAATTAATCCGAGAAATGAGCAGAGAATTGGTTGCAAAGATGGATAAAATACAAGAGGATGTTAGTGATATAAAAGTAAATATAGCCACCCTCACAGAACAAGTAAAAAACTCCCAGAAAAGTGCTGATATTGCACATACCAAAGCAGACAGAGCAGAAGACAAGATTAGTAAATTGAGAGATAAGGTAGATTTGATAATCAAGATAATGATGATTATATTAGGTGGAGGAGCAGTTGGTGGAGGATTAGGTAAGGTTGCAGGGGTAATATAATGACAACAACACAAACAACATTTTATACATCAAGCGAGAAAGTTGCAGAGTTTATGAATCTGAGTGTTAGCGGTGCAACTACTTTCAGTGATGCAACAGAACCAACAAAGAAAACAGTGGAACAATATATACGACGTGCAGAAGCAGAAGTAAACAGATTTACAAGAAATACTTGGAAAGAACAGCAAACCCCAGATTATGAATATCTTGATAGTGCTTATATTAAATATTACTCAACAGGATTATTATTTAAATTAGAACATTCAAGCATAGAACCTCTTGATTCAACAAAAGGAGATATATTAGAGTTTTGGAATGGTTTAAGTTATGATGATTGGATACAGACCAAAACAGAAGGAAGAAATGATGATTATTGGTTTGATTACATAAAGGGTATATTGTTTGTAAGAAATGATACATTAGTAAGACCATACAAAGTGAGAATAATCTATCGTTACAACTCAGGTGGAACAACTACTCTGAGTGCTTCATTTGCAACAGCCACAGCAACAGCTTCAGTTTATGATACTCTTAAATTCCCATACTCAGGAACAGCAAGATTGGGAACTGAATATTTCTTTTATGAAACTAAAACTTCTGCTTCACTCTTTAATTGTGTTAGAGGGATAGATGGAACTACTGCAACTATTCATGTCAGCGGTACAACTGTTTATCATGTTCCAGAAGATATTGAAAGGGCGACAACCATGCTTACTGCTGCACAAATACTAGAATTTGAAGATGCAACAGTATTAATTCCAGAAGGAGCAGAAAAGATAAGTACCCAACAAAAGCATGATATATTACGACGGGATGCTAAAAAATTATTAGCAAAATATGTAAAACCAGTTGTTGTGAAACAACCAACGGATTTACATTTGTATAGGTGAGTTTGTATGTATGAAAAAGTAGAAAAAAGATTAGCAGACCTTATGAAAGAAGGGGAAGAAATCCAGCAGGAACTCAAGAACATGCACGAGAAAGCCAATAAATTTAATAAACGGCTTTTAGAAATTAACGGTGCATTGAGAGAATTAACTGGTTTAAAAGAAAAGAAACCTGACACAGTCGAGAACTCTGAACATAAAGTAACCTTTGAGGGTTGAATATGGACAGTGATGCAGCCGACTTTGTCGAGAATCTTATTACTGCTGGGTGGACAGCTTCAAATACTGATAGTGTAACCCCTAAAATAGAAGTTGGTTATGATGTTCGTGCAAGAGAGAGATGCTCAAGAACTTTCAAGAATGGGGGGGATATTATTTATGTAAAAGAGATACAAAACTCATTTGTTTCAAAACCTTTACAATTATATGGTGGCGGAGTATCAACAAGTGTTAGAGTTAATATCCATGCATTAACTAGAGCTTCTTCTGCTAGTGTTGATGTTTATGTACATGGAAGGAAATTAATCCAAGAATGTCAGAGATTAATGAGAGCAAGTGAAAAACCAACAACTACATATGACCAAATACTCATACGTGGCGGTTCAAATGAATGTAATATTACAAACAACTTTGCAAAATACAGATTGGAAGTTGAATTGAGAGATTATAATGTACCATACTAAGGTGATTAACTATGTTAGAAAAACTACAAAATATGGAAAGTTATGCGGACTTTTACGGATGGAAGGTTAAAATTATAGAAAAATTGAAAGAAAGTAACCCTGATTTATGCAGAAAGATGGGGAACGTGCATCATGCACATGATTTTTACAAATTCAAGCCAATAGTCTTGGAAGCATTAGTGAATTTGCAAAACAAAGAACAAATAAAGCAAAAAAAGGTGAGATAATATGGTAATTAGTCAGATACATGAATACGCGATATTTGGATGGGAAACGACCTTTGGTACAACTGCTTCAACAATAAATATTCCTTTTGGTCACAAAGTCAGATTGACTGACACTAGGAGAAATAATCTAGAAGCTGTGTACGATTTGGGTAATATAGAAGCTGGCAGTCTGCAAGTTAAACAATTTGAAGGTACTTGCACAGTAGATTTTCAAGCTGGTACTGGTTCATGGATTAGAGCTTTGACAGGTACAACATCAACAGTTACAGGTTCAGGGCCATATAATCATAATTATATTGAAACCAGAACAGGGTCAGTACAGAAACCAATTTCAAAGACAAAACAATCATTTACTATTGAACGTGGTTATGATATTGCAACAGATACAACTGAATATTTACTTGGTTGTGTTTTGAATGGTGCAACTCTTAGAAGTGCTGTTGATGGAATGGTTGAAGTCAGCCTTGATATAGCTTATTCAAACATGGAAAGTATGGTTGATGCATTAGAAACAAGTACAACTATATTATACGACAACCAAACAGATACACCATTTTACTTTGCACATTCCTCATTGGAATTACCTGATGGTACAGCCATTGGTAAAGTACAAAACATGGAATTGAGATTTACAAGAAATACCAAAATGGTGAGAGAAAACGGAACAAGAACAGCAGTTGATGCAGTACATGGTGGGGTAGAATATGAATTAACCGCTGATGTTGCATTTGAAACAACTACAATGTTGGCTTATTTCTTGGGTTCTGGGCGTTCACCACAGGATAATGTTGCAGAACAGGCAAGTGTTCAGTTAATCTTCGATAATGGAGCAGCAACAACAAGCAAGAGAGGAATGCAATTTACTTTCACAAATGCAAAGATTGAAGAATATGGAAGAAGCAGCCCTGACAATGACTTGACTGTTGAAAGCATAACCATGAAGTTAAGGAAATTGACCAGTGCAACTGTGATAAATAATTTCGCAACAGCCCTCTGAGGTTGTTTTTATTTTTTATTTTTTTTATTTTATAAAATAATATGGAGTGTGTTTGTATGTCTGAAGAATGGGAAAATAAATATATAAAAGAAATCGAAGTGGAATATAGAGGGAAGATTGAAAAGATTGTACTTAGAAAATTGAAATGGGGTAAGTACAACGAATCAATACAGCAATGTACAAAAGCAGAGATGATAGGAAAGAAAATAGAATATAAAGTTGATTCTATCAAACTTAGGGAGTTATTGGTTCTAAATTCTATATTAATCTGTCCAGATGGATTTAAGGAAGATATGGAATCTGAACATGGTGAATACCTAGCCAAAGTTATAGATAGCTTTTATGAAAAAGACAATGAAAAAAAAAGCAATACTATAACGCAGGGAGAGGATTCAGCACAGCAGGAAACCCCGAAGTGAGTGAAATGATAAATTACTTCATTATGGCTGATAATTTCGGGTTTACGCCTAGTGAAGTAAGGTCTATGGAATTTAATGAAGTTGAAGCATTTAGAAGCATAATGGAAGGTAGAGGTGTAGAATCTGAAAGAAAGCAGAAAAAGAGTATGAGGAGATAGATATGCCAGAACCACTACGTCTAGAAATTGAGTTGGTACCTAAGAATATACGCAAATTCGCTAAACAGATAGAAGATAGTATAAACGGCGGTGGTAGTTCTGGTGGTGGAAAATCAGGAAATAAAAAAACAGAGAAATCAATGGAAAGTATGACAAAAGGTATAGGTGATATTGCTCTTAAAGTAGGTGCTTTATTAGCGGTTACTCAAATGTGGGGTTTTTTTCTTGGCAGTATGAAAGCATTATTAAAAATTATAAGTTTAATTCTAAAACCGATTGGAGATATATTTGGTGGAGTATTTTTAACATTAATTAGAACACTTTTGCCAGTTGCTAAATTATTAAACTTAATGATGCGACCATTTCTAAAGAATATGATGACAGGTATAGGAAATGCATTTAAGAGTGGTGGTGGAGTTCAAGAAGCATTTAGTGTTGTTATGGTAGAAGGAGCTAAAATGATAGCAGTTCTTTTATCAGAAGTTTTATTACAGGTTATGAAAATATCTATGTTTCCAATCGAATTAATGACTAAACTTATGTTACTGGCATTAGGTGGAGTAGCAATATTATTAAGTGGTATATATGATGCAATTACAGGAGGGACTTCTGCATTAGATGCAAAAGTTTTCTTTGCTAATATACTTGGTTTTGCATCATTAGAATTTGGTGCTATGGAAGCTGGAACAACTGCGGTAATACGTTCTTTTCAACAATATCTAATGGATTCTTCATCGGTTACAACAGCAAACAATAATCTAGCTATTAGTTTATCGTTTGTTGATGAATTAGTTAAAAAGGCTGCTTATAGTTTAGATTATGAATTTGGAGTAATGGTTGAAAGTGCTTTATATATAGCAACTGCTGGTAAAAATGCAATGATATCGGCAGCCAATGATATGGATTTATCATTAGGGGCAAAAATGGTTATTATTTCAGGTCAATTTTCTGCTGCATATACCTCAATACAAAATGCTTCTAATTTATTAAAAGCTACAATTATTGGTAAGGGTTCTCTGGAAGAAGCATTAACACAAATAAAAACATTAACAATAACCGAACTTATACCTGCATTGGAAGCATTTGAACAAGAGATGAAAGATTTAAGAGATATTGCACATGGTGGTGGTGTTGCAGCTCCAACAACTCCTGGATTACCTGGTAATGTAGGTGTAACAACTTCAGGTACACCTATGGGTATGCCACCTTCCGCTGGTATTGGAGGTGGTTACACTGGAACAGTTACTCCAGTTGGAGGATTAAAAGCAATAGCACCTGCACTGAAAGAAATAAAACCGTATATGATAGACCCAGCTGCTGATAGAGTTATTGAAACTATAGTACAAAACGTTGGAACAACAGATGCAAATAGAATAGCAAAAATAACACAATTAAACGATGCAATAATGGATGTTCCAGAAAGTTATGCAAGTCAATGGCTTAAAAGAAATGGATACCAAGCAGGTGGAAATATTCCTTCAACTGGTATGTATATGATGCATAAAGGAGAGGAAGTTATACCAGCATCACGCAGAACAGGCGGTGGTGGCGGGGGAGTAAGTATTGGTGCTATAAATGTTTATTCTAACTCATCAAATACAAGAGATTTAGTCAGGGATATTGGCAGAGAATTACAATATGAATTAAGGAGAGTGTTACCATATGGACAGGGAGTTTAGCGAGTTAAGGCGTGATTTGCAATTTACAAATGCATTACTGAAAGAATTAATCCGAGCCATAGATGTAACAAATAAAGAGCAATGTGATAAGATTGAAAAACTTACAAAAATAACCGAAGAAATCTATAAAAGAAATATGAAAACAGAACATCTGAAATACAAAGAAATGAGACTTCAATCTGATTACTTGCTCGAGATAATCAAACCTGAAAGGTGAAAAATAATGGCAACTTTAGGAGGAACTGATTTAGGAAGTGTATGGAAGGAAACACCATCTAAGGATGGAAATATAGATGTTTTTACTATGCCATTAACTGACAGCACGGGAGCATTAATCTTTGATTATAATGGTGCATTAAGAACGATTACAATTAACGGAACATTAGTAGCTACTACAACAGCAACTTTGATTACTAATTACGCAGCTTTGGAAGCAAAGATAAGCGGAGACCAGTCAGCAACAATAAAATATGCAGGTTTTCTGATAAGTTCAGCGAGCGTAAAAGTAAATTCTATATCAGGTTCTTATGCAATAGAAGAAAGCGGTTTATTAGCAGTTGATTATACGATTGTAATGACGGAGGGTACTGACGGATAATGGCATTGATAAGGGTAGATATAGCAGGGATAACTGTAACCACTCGAATACGTTCTGTCAGTGTGGAATCTACCTATGGAAATAATATCACTTCATGTAAATTAGAATTAGTTAAGAAAGTTGAAGATGATGTTACATTGGCTATTAATCAAACAGTTGAGATATGGCGTTCTTTTACTGGTTCTATCACAGACCCAACAGATAAAAAGTTTAATGGAACTATTGAAACATTTGAAACCTCTGGTGGAAATGTAACAATAAAATGCAATGATGTATTAAAAAGTTTAGTAGATACAGAAGTTACCAAAGTTTATGTTGATACTGACAAAGATGCAGGATTGATAAGTAATATATTCTATGATTTAGTTGTAGCATATGGAAATTTAACAATGACATCAGCTACATTACAAAATACAACTAAAACTCTGGATATGTTTGTATGCAATGATTCTTCATTATATGAGAGATGTAAGAAATTAGCAGAGATAGTTGATTATCAATTTTATTACAGAGCTGATACTGGTTATGTTTATTTTGAACCAACTGGTTATGGTGTAAATTCAAATACTTTAATTGTAGGAACTCACATTACAGAGAAACCAAAATGGGAAGAAGAAAGAATGGATATGATAAACAAACTTACTCTCAGAGGTGCAAAACAATTAGTACAAACAGAGGAATATTTTCCTTCAAGTTCACAGACATTGCTTCTTATTAATACTCCCGAAGATTTGATTGTTTTGGACGGGACAACTATATTAAAAGGGGGAATAACAAGTGTTACAACAAGTCCAGATTATACAGTCGATAAAATAAATAAACTTGTTACTTTGGATGCGTCTCCAGCAAGTACAGTAACAATAAGATATTCATATAATGTGCCAATTCCTATTCGTTCAAGTGATGATGTTTCAATAGCAACCTATGGCACAAAACAAAAAACAATCACATATCTTGATACACGTAACTTTGATGATGCAGTAACAAGGGTAAAAAGCAAAGTTTCAAAGAATAAGAATCCGTTTGTACGTGCAAGATTAAAGGTAGCAAAACATGATACATTTGGTATAAAGGTAGGAGAATCAATACCTATAAGTGATGCTATAAATACAGAAAGAAATAAAAATTATAATATTTTCAGGTTCACACAACAGTGGCCTTTGAATTTTGATTTAATAGAGGTTGGAGACAGACCATTTGAAAGTCCATTATATTATGCTTCCATTGAAGAAAGATTAAAACGCATGGAAGATGAAGAAAACAGAGATATTGATATTGTTCCTACCTTAGTTCAGGCAGGTGCAAATATAACATTAGCAAGAAAAACATTAAACATATATACAAATAAACTAAATGATAGTTTTATTCTTGGCCATGCTGACAATGGAGTTCTAGGGCGCGGTGAACAGTTAGAAGAATTTAATAGTGGAGTTGGGAGTTGGAGTGCAAGCGGTGGGAATATATATTCAAACACAACCCAAACAATCGCTGGCTCTGCAAGTATGGGAGTTATTCCAACTGGTACTACTGTTACTATAACAACCACACAATCTCTTGGGGATTTAAGCAGATATTCAGGTTTGGCTTCAGGAACTCCTACAAGTGGAATGGTTGGATTGTGGGCTTATGTTATCAGTACTGCTGATATAGTCGGTGCAATAGTTCGTATAGGTTCAAGTGCATCTGATTATGCCGAAGTTATTGGAAGATGCTATGGGGAAAGTGCATTGGATTTTGCAGAAACAGGTTATAATTATATTTTATTTCCATTGACAAGTGCAACTGTTACTGGAACTCCTGACTGGACAGCAGTAGATTATGAAAGATTTGAAATAGGAACAACTGGAGTGGAATTTATACTTGATTACAATACAATAGGTACAGGTTCGGTTATCGCTTTAAATGGCTTTGGAAGTCGTAAAAGTGGGGATATATTAAAATATACAAAAACGTATTAGGTGATTACTATGTGTGCAGCAGGAGCAGTTTTTACAAACGATGGGTTGAACAATACTTTATACAGAATGTATGGAACAGTAAAAGCACAAGCAACTTTGTTTGGGATAGGAACAGGAACAACAACACCTGCAAAAGCAAATGTAAGTCTGGAAACAACTATTACTGCATGGAACGCTGGTGCAGATACAAAAGCATTTCTTTCAGGTTATCCTTCAGTTGATGAAGTAAATAACGAAGTAACTACCAGAGGGCAAATATCCGCTTCGCAGGCAAACGGAAATACAATAAGCGAATGTATAGAATTAGGTACAGATACAACCGCAACAGTATATACACATGATGTTTTTACAGGTATAGCTAAAAACAGTAAGGTAGAAATAATATTAGAACTCGTACATGGAGTAACTTAATGGTGATAAAATGAGGTGTTATGATGAGCGGAAATAGTTGGCCACGAACGACGGATTCGGTTTTAAATGCAATAGATACTAATGGATTAGGATGGTTCATTATAAATAATAAGGATTTCTGGGGTAGTGGGTCTGATGGCACTCTTGGAGTTGCTGCATCTTCCACAACGACCTTATTCGGTGTAAAACACTATACTTCGGTAACTATTGCTTCAGGCGGAGCAATTACAAAATCATCAAATAATAATCCATTGATAATATTTTGTGATGGTACATTCACACTCAACGGGACTATTGGATTGTTTGGTCTTGGGTGTAAAGGTGGGAATGGTGGTTCTTTGACAAGCCAACTAGGAGAGCAGGGACACGATTCACCTTTCTTTGGTGGAGATGGTGGTGATAGCTCAGGTGCTGGCGGAACATCATGCACTTTAATTGGTGTAAATTCACCTTTTAGATTTGCTCCATGCGGTTCTGGTGGCGGTGGTGGAACTCATAACGGTTCTAATGCTGGTGGGACTGGTGGAAAAGGCGGTGGGGGATTTATGCTCTTTGCAAAAACTTTGGTGTTTGGTGCAAGTTCAATCATAGATGTACGTGGAGCTAATGCTACCTCTGTTGCAGGACAGGATGGTGGCGGTGGAGCTGGTGGTTATGGCTGGATTTGTTATGGAGCATTAACAAGTGCAGGAATGACATATAAATCCGCTGGGGGTACTGGTACAGCCAGTGGAGAAAAAGGAAAAGTTGTAGTAGAAAATATGACTGCCAGAACAATATTGGAATATACAGGTTAATGGTGTTATTATGGATTTCTTAGAAAAAATATGGATAGGGATTCTAAAACTATTGGGCAAATGGCCTAAAGCTGAAGGATTACCAAAACCAATAAAGGTAGAAGACAAGAAACTTGACAAGTATATTAAAACGGAAACTAAATATGTTCAATCCGAAGTAAAGGAATTAATTGAAGATATGGAAGAAATTGCAGTTATTCCTATATTAAGCAAGGGAGAACGATTAAAAAGAACCTTTGATTTGATTCTTGGACAGATTTTGAAACAAACTAAATTTGAATCTGGAATGAAGGAGCTTAATTTGATACATCCTGAGTTCTCTCCATATATTGCTGCATATGGTTCTTCTGGTACAGCAAAAGCAGCTGAACTAACTGAAGAAAAGATACAGAGATTATGGAACAAAATAGACCATAGATATGCAGAGGTTTATTGTTATGAAGCTCTATCTGCACAATGGAGAAAGCAATATGCTTTTTTAATCAAAGAACATGGACAACAGTTCTTAATGGATGAAAAAGGTGTAGGTTTCAGAGCAGGTTTACATGAACTTTGGAGACAGACAGTATGGACAGATAAGGACTTTGCTGATAAATGGTTAATTGATAACAGGATTGCTGATGCAGAAATTGAAGAATTTTTACTTCATTTAGCCCAAGACGACTGTGAGTTCTTACCAGCTACAGATATAACAAAATACAGATGGAAACCATTTGCATGAGGTGTTAAGATATGGAAGATATGTTATTAACTTGGGGAATATCGTTTTTAGTCGGTGCTTTTGGTGCAGGAATATATGGTCTTGTATCATACCAAAACAATAAGAGCGAAGATAATAAAGTGGTTTTTGAACCCACAAACTTTGCTGTTACTATGTTTTTGGGTGGTGTTGCTATAATGTTTGTTCAAAATGCAGGAATAGACATTGAAACTATTGCATTGGCATTAACAGCAATAGGTGCTTCGACATCAGCAAAGAAAGCGATTAATTTCGCAGTGAATATTTCCGATAAATTTAAGAAAAAGAAATAACTCTTTTTCTTTTTTTACATTTTTCTTATTTTTGCTATTGCAAGTTTTAAACCTTCGTTAATTCCTTTGTAAAGATTTACTTTTATCACGCTGTGGTCTATTAAACTATATCCACATCTCATCTCAGCTTCTAGTTCACAAATAACATCTTTTTTACATTCATTACATACCATAATTATCACCTTTTTTGTCCTATAATATTTGTTTTGTATTCATTGAAATAGCATCTTCTGCATACTCTTTCTTTTGGTACTTTTGTGCCGAAAAGTTTTCTTCCATCTGGGTCTTGCCTTACTTGTTTTGTCCAGTTTATGACATACATATCAATCATCCACGGGGGTTTTATCAGAATCCCGCAATAGCAACAATGTTTTACTTCCCATTCTCCCATTGAACTCATAAACTAACCTCTTCTTCTGCTTAATCCGAATCTTTGTTGTGGTGTTGGAAGTTTAATCTTTTCCAAAACAACATTAAAGTATTTGGATGAGACATATTTTGGATATTTGCCCCGTTCAGAATCTAATATTATTATATATACAATGTTTTCAGTCATATCATATACATCAATATGATAATCAAATTCAGAGAATTTTAAATCAGTTTGAAACTTTCTGTCTAACTTTATCAACCCCCAACATATTTGGAATTTTCTGTTTTCTTTGAGATAATTATTTTCAGGATTGAAAGAGTAATTATTTGCTAGAACTTTCTCCATGCATATAAATACATGGTAAAGCATAAATATTTTACTATGTATTTTACTGTATGCATTTGATTTTTTTAAATCTAATTCCTCATAGAGTAATAAAACAATGGTTTTTTGCAATAGACAGATTCTCTTTTTCAGGCGGTCGTGGGGTTTGCAGACTTAGACCTGTGCAAATGTGGGGTTATGATTTTCCAAAAGAAGATTATCAAACAGTAATAAATGAATTTTCACACGACGAAACAGAGATAAACTTTCACAATAATTTGTGTAATTCTTATAAAGACAAAGTAGCTCCATTCAAACGAGCAATGCTATTTAGAATAGTGAGGTTTTTTGTTAGTATAATTGGAATATTTAATAAGAAGATTATTCCTTATGAAAACCCAAGAGTGATTAAAGGGCAAGAGGTTTTCCAAAGAACTATGAGAGTAATGCCATTATGTCTTGTTGAAAATAATGACAGATATAAATTACTGTTTATTACTGAAGGAATTTTTGATGGTATTAATTTGTGGATTAACGAGATAAATAATAAGAAATTTAGTGGCAAACGTGGTGGTAATGTGCTTGGAGTACAATTTTTAACAGTAGTTCCACGAGATGACAATAAGCATTTTGATGATTTTATGTATAAAAAGGGCAAATACCCTGACCTATTTCTAAGAAAAGAGGTAGAAATCGATGTATTTTTCAAACATGGAAATAAGTATTATATAAAATTAGAGGGTTGGCTTCCAAGTGTGAATAATGTTATTGCATGTTTAGCTGAGAAAGCAGAGATTAGATTGATTTGTGCATGGGATTTGCAATTTCCCCGCGAAATGATTGAAGGAGTTAAAAACCAGTTTTACAATGGACTTAATATTGTAAGTATTCCTTTTATGATTTTTGCAGGTATTTGCAGTTTTATTCTTGGAAAAGTTAAACCTGTATTTCCCTCTGAATATGAAGGAGAACAAAAAATAAAATCAAAAGGTATAAAATATTATCCTGTGTGTTTAATCAATGATAATATCAGAAAAGAAAAAGTTTATGGATGGGATACAGAATGGTTGTAAGAGGGGAGTGATTTTATTTGGTTTCCTGTGTACCTGCTACATGCAGTAAAAATAGATAGAAAAAGAATGGATAAGTTATTCGAGGATAAAAAGATTGCACTTAAAGGAGTTTTTCCTGTTGGTGCGTTAAACGTAGGTTTAGATGACCCACATAGTGTTAGACATTTACACTTTATTACAGTCGTAGATATGAAAGGTCTGATAGAAAAGAACGGTGGAACAATCCATCTCTTTTTACAGTATCAGAATGAGTTATTTTACTTCTTTAATATTGTTTTTGAGGATTTGAAATATCATCCTCTTGAAAAGCCAATTAAATTAGGCTTTTGGGATAAGTTAAAAGTTAAATTGAAATTGAAAAAGATGCCAATGCCAGACCCTATGGCTGGATGGATAACAATAACAAAGCCTTCAAAAGATGTGATTGTTGGAATGATTAGATAAATAACTGATAAGTTAATAACTAATATGATAAATATTATTAACTTGCAATCTTTCCTATTTCTTTTCTTATTTTTTCTTTTACTTCTTCTTGGGTTAGACCTTCGGAATACCATTTGCATATCTTGTCAGTTAATTCCAAGTAATTCATATCAATACCTTATTATTATTTTATCCTAAGATTTTCCTTTGATATATTCACTGATAACTACATTGTTATTTTTAACTCT